GAGGAGATAAAAATGGTTGATATTGCAACACCAAATCTAGCAGGAGCTAGTGAAGTATTTAATGGTTTCGCAAAAAAACTTGATGCTGTAAAAGATTCTATGTTGGCTGGTTTAGAAGTTGATGCTTCAACATTAGCAAGTACAATGTCAGCTGATCTTACATCACTAACGACTGAATTAAGGGATTTTATGCCAGAGTTACCAGCTCTTCCCGACATAAATTTACAATCACAATTATCAAGTTTATCAGGACTTGATGTAGGGTCTGGTCAATATAATACTTTACTTAGTAGTATTACAGATAGTTTTGGAACTGCTGTTACAGCTTCTGGAAGTTCTTTGGATAGTTTTGTTTCAGATGCAGCTTCAGCAGTTGCTGGTGGTGATACTTTATCAGGTGTAATTCCGAATATGCAACTTCCAGCTCTTGGAGGTGATGTAAAATTATTAGCAGATGCGATAAAACAAGCAACGGAAGATGCAGAAACAGAAACAATATCTTCTTTTACGTCAAATGATGCATTAACAAATCTTCAGTCAACTCTTAGTGATGCTGTAACTGCTGCACAAGAAACTATTGAGTCAGCAACTAAAACTTTAGCTGATGGTGCAAAAGTAACTACTACTATTTCTGGTGGTGCTCATAGTGTAACAAGGGAAGTATAATGGTAAAGAAAAAAACGACAATTATTAAAGCATCTAAAGATGCCAGGCCAATTGGTAAACGATCAAATGTATCTAGGTGGTCAAAAAAAGCACAAAGAAAACATAGAAGTAAATTAGAAATAGCTAATGCTAAGATATGTGCTTTTATGAAGGGGAAGAATGTTGTTCTTGTTATTCCAAACCCAAATACAAACGAAAAGAATAAACCATTTATACGAATAAATGCAGAAGATGTTTGGTCCCGAAACAAATATATAATGAAACTAAATACACAAATTTCTTATAAATAAATACAACAGGAGTTTGTAATGGCAACACCAACCGCACATACAGATGCACAAGGTCAAAATACCATTGATCGTAATGTCAGGATATGGAAAGACTTAGACCTTTTCTTTGGCAAAAAACAAGCATCTAAAGATGTTAATAAGGTTGTTGATATTCAAGCAGTAAAAAGGTCTGTGCGGAATCTTGTGTTATTAAACCATTATGAAAAACCCTTTCATCCAGAAATAGGTTCGGGTGTTAGGGATATGTTATTTGAACTTATGACTCCTATAACAGCATTCATTCTTGCAAAAAAAATAGAAGATGTTATTGAGAATTTTGAACCTAGAGCAAAATTGGTTGGTGTGAGAGCTCTACCTAATTTAGATCGTAATGAGTATGAAGTCACGGTAGAATTTTATGTGGTAAATACACCCACAGAGTTAGTAGACCTAACAATATTTCTAGAGGTATTACGATAATGGCCACAAACGATACAAGACTAACAGTAACAGAATTTGATTTTGATGAAGTAAAAACTAACCTTAAAATATTTCTTAAGGCTCAAACAGAATTTTCGGACTATGATTTTGAAGGTTCTGGAATGAATATTCTGCTAGATACCCTTGCATATAATACTCACTATCTTGGGTTCAATGCAAACATGCTTGCAAATGAAATGTTTCTTGACAGTGCATCATTACGATCCAGTATTACTTCTCATGCAAAGACGTTAGGATATATTCCATCCTCAGCAAGAGCTCCTAAAGCAACAGTTAATGTTACTCTTAACACAACATCTATTACTAGCGCAACAATGTCAGCCGGCACAATTTTTGATACTACAGTTGATGATGTTTCGTATCAGTTTGTAACTGTTACTGATGTTACTAAATCCAATACTGGTTCTGGCATTCCTTTTGTGAGCACAAGTATCTATGAAGGTACTTTTGTGACAACAAGATATACAGTAGATTCATCTGATGTGGATCAAAGATTTCTTCTTACCGATAACAGAGCGGACATATCAACACTTACAGTAAAGGTTCAAACATCTTCATCTGATACAACTACAACTACCTACACAGAAGCAACCGATATAACTCAAGTGACATCTTTAAGTAATGTTTATTTTTTACAGGAAGTAGAAGCAGGATTGTTTGAAGTTTATTTTGGCGATGGTATAATAGGTGTAGCTCTTTCTGATGATAATATTGTTCTATTAACTTATGTTGTAAGTAACAAGAGTGTTGCAAATGGAGCTTCCATATTTACAAGCTCGGCCGCAATTGCAACGGTCACTGATGTATCCGTTGCAACAGTTTCTATAGCAAGTGCTGGTGCAGAACCAGAATCTCTTGCATCAATAAAATATAATGCGCCTTTGGATTATGCTTCTCAAGGAAGGTGTGTGACTACTGAAGATTATAAGGTCGTAGTAAAAAACTTATTTTCTAACACCCAATCGGTGCAGGTTTTCGGTGGAGACTCTGGTTCATATGATACGAGTCTTGGAGTAGTTAGTACCCCTGAGTATGGTAAGGTTTTTATATCTATTAAATCAACTACAGGAAACAATTTAACAACTACCGAAAAAACTCAGCTGGTGACTGACCTTAGCCCATATACTGTTGCATCCATCACTCCCGTTGTTGTCGATCCACAGACAACGCAACTTATTTTAACAACGACTTTTAAATTTGATTCCAGTAAAACAACAAGCACCGCATCTGAATTAGCAACCCTTGTAACAAACACACTCACATCTTTTAATACAAATACGTTAGGACAATTTGAAGGTATGCTTAGACACTCACATATAACAGGACTCATAGATGATACAGATACTTCAATAACGAGTAATGTTACTAATATTGTGATGGCTCATAATCTAACACCCACCACAACAGCATCAACCTCCTACACCATAAACTTAAACAATAGTTTTTATAACCCACACTCTGGACATAATGCAAGTTCTGGCGGCATAATTGCTTCGACGGGATTTAAAATTAGTGGAGACACAACTAATGAAATGTTTTTTGATGATGATGGTGAAGGAAATCTAAGAGTGTACTATCTGACTGCTGGTGTAAGAATATATCAGGACGCGACGGCTGGAACAGTAAATTATTCTGATGGTTCAATTTCAATTAATGGAATTTATATTACAACTATTTCAGATGTTGATGGTGCTTCCTCTACCGTAATTCGTATAACTACAATTCCAGATTCCCTTGATATAGTTCCGGTTCGTAATCAGATATTAGAAATAGACTTTACAAATTCAACAGTAACAGGAGAAGTAGATACAGTTGCTACAGGCGAAGCCTCAGCTGGTACAGACTATTCACCAACTTCTACTTATCAGACAACAAAGAGTTTCTAAAAAATGGCGTCAATTGATAATACATCATCGTCAAATTTAACCACCAAACTCAGCCCTCTAATTGAAGGCCAGGTGCCTGACTTTGTTCAAGCAGACCATCCTCTGTTTGTCAAATTTCTAAAGAACTACTATGAGTATCTTGAAGCTGGTGAACTAAGAGTTACGGTAACGATTGACGATCTTCTTTTAGAAACAGAATCTACTTCCTATGCTTTAGATGTTGACGGTAATCATATTGTTCTAGAAGATGGTACTGGAACAACTGGTAAGTTTACTGTAAACGAAACTATTACTGGTAGCACCACCAAAGCAACAGCTAAGGTTCTTGTCGATGACTTGGGTAATGCTACGAAACCTAGATTGTTCATATCCTCCCAACAAAAATTTAAGACAGGAGAAACTATTACAGGAGGAGATTCTGGTTCAACTGCAACAGTTACACGATATCGAGCAAACCCTGTACAGAATATTCAACAATTATTAGAATATGCCGATACTGATAATACCATCTATGATTTCTTAGATCAGCTTCGTGATTCTTTTATGAATGCAATACCAACTGAATTAGCATCTGGGGTGAATAAAAGAAACCTAATCAAAAATATCAGAGAACTTTATCGGGCAAAAGGAACGTCAGAAGGTCATAAGATTTTCATTAGAATGTTGCTTGATGAAAATGCTGATATACTTTATCCAAACAAATATATGTTGCGTCCATCTGACGGAAAGTGGACCTATCAAACAATTCTAAGATGTTCACCTGGCGTTAACTCTGTAGCTTCAGAAGTTATAGGTAAAATCTTAACAGGAGGCAGTTCTGGAGCAACCGCTGTTATTGCTAATGCATCAACTACTGCTGAAGGTGGAGATTCAATAGTAATATTTGAAATTGATCCTGTTTCCTTGGTAGGAACTTTTACAGACGGAGAAACTGCTACAGCAATTTCTTCTGTACAAGATGTTTCCATGTCATTTACAATTAAGGGTATGGTTACAAACACAACTGTATCTGATGGAGGCATACTTTATTCAGCTGAAGACAGTATAGAACTTGACACTAATTTAGCTGTAGGTAATGCTGAGGCAGTTACAAAAGTTGAAACAATTAAAACAGGTAGTGTAAGTGATGTTGTTATAGATGATGCTGGAACCCTATACGAAGTAGATGATACTCTAACATTTTCAACTGGTCAAGCAAACACTAAGGCGGCAACCGGATTTGTTTCTGTAATTGATGGTTCCATTTCTATGAATGGTACAGACATTTCTTCAACTAATGCAAATGACAATCTTATCCTAGAAGATGAAACAACCTCACACGTTGAGTTTTTTAATTGTATATTAGATGGAACTGATGAGGCTGGAACAAATGCAGATAGTAGTTTGCTCCTTAATGGAACTAATGCTTCGTCCACTAATGCTGGCCATAATATTTCAATGGAGTATGGTATAAGTCAAGTTACTCTAGATGATTATGGTACAACATCAGACACGTTTGCTCTTGAAGAAGGTACAGTTAATACTGGTGAAATAACCAGAGTGTTTCTAAAAGATGGTGGAGCGGGATATTCTCTTCTTCCATCAATTACAATATCAACAACCACAGGTACAAGTGCAGCACTTCTAGCAACAACAACCGATATAGGTGCAGTAGATAGTGTCAAGATAAACAATCAAGGATTTAAATACGTAGCAGCACCTGATATGACATTCAGAGCTAACTTTGTCGTTAAGGATGTGTCGGGAACTTTTGCAAGTGGTAATACACTCACCACACATACAGGAACAGTTAAGGATTATGATTCCACTACTCAAGTTTTAGAAACCATTATAGAAGATGTTGTCCGGTCTGTTTTAGAAACTGGAGATGAAGAAGAGATTGCCTTAGAAGACAATTTAAGAATTAGTACTGATGTTAAAGATACTACACTCGGCATAAACAATTCTGCTGATGAAGGAGATCAAATTGTAGACGCCAGTGGTAATCGAATTATTCTAGATGCTCATCACACAGTAGATGAATATATTGTACTTGAATCTGGAACTGGCGAAGGAGATGAACAGAATACAGCTGGAAGTGCTATTGTCGTTGAAACAGGTGATCCACATGAAGTTCAACTACAAAGATTCTTAACAGAAAGTTCAGTGGTTAGTTCTGCACAGCTGTCAGGTGCGGGCGATACTCTCATAACTAATTCCTCAATAGATACTAGTCCTAGTACTATTATTCTTAACGGCACAGACAGTTCCAGAACAAATGCTGGAGGGGATATATTAAATGAAGAACACGGAAATAATAATACGATCATATTGAATGGGACAGATTCAGATTCGACTGATGCTGGTGCTAAGTTATTAAATAGTATAGAAACAGCTGATGGTAATGTTGCATTGGATGGTACGGATAGTTCCTCTACAAATGCTGGTGATAATGTTGTTGGTGAAAATGGTATAGATTTTTCTGGGGGAACTATTACTATCA